TAAAAAAAGATTTTACTATGATTTAGCGGTTTTAGGTATTGGCGCAGTTAAAACAGAGTTTAACACTTCTGAAGGCGCTGTAGTTAAGTATGTAGATCCAGCTAACTTAGTTTATTCTTACACTGACTCGCCATACTTTGACGATATATATTATGTTGGTGAAGTTAAGGTTATTCCAATTAACGAACTTGTAAAGCAATTTCCACATCTTACACAAGAAGACTTAGAGGAAGTAAAGCAAATGAGTACCCAAAATCTTGGTAGATACGTTACGCCTAACTTTAGCAGTGAAAGACAAGAAGATAACAATCAAGTTTCTGTTTTATACTTTAACTATAAAACGTATATGAATGAAGTATACAAAGTGAAAGAAACTGCTACAGGTGCTGATAAAGCTATAGAAAAAGACGACACGTTTAATCCTCCTACAGATATGGAGGCAAACTTTACTAAGTTGCAAAAGCAAGTTGAAGTTCTATATGAAGGCGCTATGATTATGGGCTCTGAAAAACTTCTTAAATGGGAGTTGTCTAAAAACATGATGAGACCAAAGAGTGATTACACTAAAGTTAAAATGAACTATAGTATTGTTGCTCCAAGAATGTACAATGGCAAAATTGAATCTTTAGTTAGCCGTATCACTGGCTTTGCTGATATGATTCAGCTAACTCATTTAAAGTTACAGCAAGTAATGTCACGTATGGTTCCTGATGGAGTTTATCTTGATGCTGATGGTTTAGCTGAAATAGACTTAGGCAACGGAACAAACTACAATCCGCAAGAAGCTTTAAACATGTTCTTCCAAACGGGTTCTGTTATTGGTAGATCAATGACTGCTGATGGCGATATGAATCCTGGAAGAGTGCCTATACAAGAAATTAGAAATAGTAACGGTGGAGCTAAACTGCAAAGCTTAATTACCACTTACAACTATTACTTACAGATGATACGCGATACAACAGGATTGAACGAAGCGCGTGATGGTAGTATGCCTGATAAAAACGCTTTAGTAGGTGTTCAGAAATTAGCCGCGGCCAATAGCAATACAGCTACAAGACATATACTACAAGCTGGATTATTTTTAACGGCTGACGTAGCTGAGCAGCTGTCACTAAGAATATCTGATATAATAGAATACTCTCCAACCAAGGACGCTTTTATACAAGCCATAGGTACTCACAATGTAGCTACACTTGAAGAAATGAGTAATCTACATTTATACGACTTTGGTATATTTATTGAGCTTGCGCCAGACGAAGAAGAGAAAGCAATGCTTGAGAATAATATACAAGTAGCGTTAGCTCAACAAAATATTGACCTTGAAGATGCTATTGATATTAGAGAGATTAAAAACATTAGACTCGCTAATCAACTATTAAAGGTTAGAAGAAAGCAAAAATTAGAGCGAGATCAAATGATGGCTCAACAAAATATTCAAGCTCAAGCTCAAGCTAATGCTCAAGCACAACAAGTTGCTGCTCAAGCTGAAGTTCAAAAGCAACAAGTGTTGACTCAAATGGAAGCTCAAATAGAGCAAATGAAAAGTCAACTGAAAATGCAAGAGAATCAAGCTGACGCAGAACTTAAAAAACAGTTAATGCAGCTAGAGTTCCAAATGAACATGCAGTTAAGAGCTATGGAAGTTGAAGCTGCCAAAGGCAGAGAAAAGCAAAAAGAAGATAGAAAAGACGAAAGAACCAAAATACAAGCTTCACAGCAAAGTGAGCTTATAGACCAAAGAAAGACAGGTGCTCCACCTAAAAAGTTTGAATCTGCAGGTAATGATATACTTGGTGGATTTAACTTAGGTGGATTTGAGCCTAGATAATTACTAATTTTATATTTTATTTTATGGAAGACATTAAAGAAAACGACGATAACGTTGTAAAGGTTGATATGAAGAATATTAGCAAAACAGTTGAAGACGACGTGGTTAAGCTAGATCTTAGCAAACCTCCAGTTGATGAAACGCAAGAAGAAGTAAAAGATGCCGATCAAGAGCAAGAAACAACAGACGTGGTTACAGATGAACCAACCGAAGCTTTACAAGAGTTGGTTGAAGAAGTATCACAAAGGGAAGAGACCATTCAAGATGAACAACCCGCTCTTGAAGAAGTAACTGATGAAGTTGAAGAAGAGACTGTAGAAGAAATAACTGAAAGAGTTGAAGAAGCTATAGTTGAAGCAGAGGCTACAGGAAAACCACTACCAGAAAATATCCAAAAGTTAGTTGACTTTATGGAAGAAACTGGTGGAACGTTAGAAGACTACGTTAATCTAAATAAAGATTATTCTCAATTAGATAACTTAACAGCTCTAACAGAGTATTACAAAATGACAAAACCGCATTTATCGGTTGATGAAATAGATTTTTTAATTGAAGACTCATTTAACTTCGATGAAGAGTTGGATGATGAGAAAGACATTAAAAGAAAAAAGCTAGCGCTAAAAGAGCAAGTTGCAAGCGCGAAGGCCTACTTAGACGGGCAAAAGTCTAAATATTACGATCAGATTAAAGCTGGTTCTAATCTTCCGCCAGAAGCGCAGAAGGCTATGGACTTTTTTAATCGATACAACAAAGAATCAGAGGAAGCTAGCAAAGCAGCTGAAAGAGCTAAATCTACATTCTTACAAAAAACCGATAAGGTTTTTAACGATAAGTTCAAAGGTTTTGAATATAACGTCGGAGATAAGAAATATAGATTTAACGTAAACAATGCTAAAGAGATTAAAACAACTCAAAGCGACATTAACAATTTCGTCAAAAAGTTTTTGGCAGAAGATAATACGATGTCAGACGCTAAGGGTTATCACAAGTCTCTATTTACAGCAATGAACGCAGACGCTGTAGCTAAACACTTTTACGAGCAAGGCCGAGCAGATGCTATCAAGGATAGTGTCGCCAAAAGTAAAAATGTAAACATGGATCCAAGACAAAGTCATGGTGAAGTAAAAGTCGGTGGGACTAAGTTTAAAGTGTTAAGCGGTGAAACTTCTAATGATTTTAAAATTAAAATGAAACGAAAATAATTAATTTAAAAATTTAAAATTATGGCAGAAGTAACAGGTGGTGCAGGTTTAAACTCTGTACCAGCCCCAGGCAAGCAAACACTACAATCAGCGTTTGTTGATTTAAGAGATGCTGGATGGGCACAGCAATATTTACCAGAGCTTATGGAAAAAGAAGCTGAGGTTTTTGGAAACAGAACTATCTCAGGATTTTTATCACAAGTAGGCGCTGAAGAAGCGATGGCTTCAGATCAAGTAATTTGGTCAGAGCAAGGTCGTTTACACATTAAAGCAGACTTAGTTGCAGTAACTACACCAGGTACAGGTCTTTGTACTTTAGCTGATCACCCTTTTAGAGTAGGTGATACAGTTGTAGCTCACGCTACAGATGGTACTGGTGTTGGTCTTACTATCAAAGGTTATGTATCAGAAGTTGCTTCTACATCTACATTTAAAGTTTTACCTTACACTTCAAATACTTTGACTACAGCAGGTTTTGACACCGATACAGAGTTCACTATGTTTGTTTACGGTTCTGAGTACGTAAAAGGTGATATTGGTAGAGGCGAGGCTTTAGAGCCAGGATTTGACTCTTTTGAAAACAAACCAGTTATTATTAAAGATCTTTATGAAGTATCAGGTTCTGATGCGTCTGCAATTGGTTGGATCGAAGTATCTGGTGAAGATGGACAAGCAGGTTACTTATGGTACTTAAAAGCTTCTGGAGATACAATGTCTCGTTTTGCTGATTATTGCGAAATGGTATGTATCGAAGGTGAATTAGCTACTGGTACTGGTGTTCAAGGTGCTCTTGGTACTTTAGCTGGTACTGAAGGTCTTTTCGCTGCGGTTAAAAACAGAGGTAACATCACAACTGGTATTGTTGGTGCTACTGCTTCAGAAGATTTAGCAACATTTGACAACATTCTAAAGACTTTTGATGCTCAAGGTGCTATTGAAGAGAACATGTTGTTTGTTAATAGAAACGTATCTTTAGCTATTGACGATATGTTAGCTGCTCAAAACTCTTATGGTGAAGGTGGTACTTCTTACGGAGTATTTGATAACTCTGCTGATATGGCGTTAAACTTAGGTTTCTCTGGATTTAGAAGAGGTTCTTATGACTTCTACAAGTCTGACTGGAAATATCTAAACGACGCTAATACTCGTGGAGCTTTAAATGGCGAAGATGTAAGAGGAGTATTTGTTCCAGCTGGTGTATCTTCAGTTTACGATCAAATGTTAGGGAAAAACATGAAGCGTCCGTTCTTACACGTACGTTACCGTGCTTCTCAAACTGAGTCTCGTAGAATGAAAACATGGATCACTGGATCTGTAGGTGCTGTAACATCTAATTTAGATGCAATGCAAGTGAACTACTTATCTGAAAGATGTTTAATCACTCAAGGAGCTAATAACTTTGTGTTATTAACTGACTAATTATTATTATTAAGGTCGAGGGCTTCGGCTCTCGATCTTTTTTTTTATTAACTATTATTTTATATTATTATGTCAAAAAAACAAAATCAACCAAGAAAAAAACCATCACTAGGAAAGCCAAGTGTTGGTGAGGCTATAGATAACTCAACTATTGAGATTGCACCTCAAGTAGAAGAGGTTGTTAAACCGAAAGAAGTAAAACTAGATTCTAACAAATGGGAAATAAAAGATAGAATTTATCTTTTAAAACACGGATTGTCTCCATTAAGTTACGCTATTAAAAGCGCTAGTATATATTGGTTTGACGAAGAAAAAGGTTACGAAAGAGAATTAAAATATACTAGAAATCAAAAAACTCCTTTTGTAGATGAATTTCCTGAAGGTACGCAAAGAAGATTAGAACATATTATGTTTAAAGATGGAGCGTTATATGTTCCAAAAGAAAAACAAACATTACAAAAGTTACTTTCTTTGTATCACCCAGACCTTAACAAAAAGTACTATGAATATGATGCTGTTAAAGAGGCTGTAGATGAAGTTTCTATATTAGAACTTGAAATCGAAGCACTAATGGCTGCTCAAAGCATGGATATCGACATGGCTGAAGCTGTACTACGTGTAGAGCTTGGATCTAAAGTATCTAGCATGAGTTCTAAGGAGCTTAAAAGAGATCTTTTACTATTTGCTAAGAAAAACCCAAGTTTATTCTTAGAATTAGCTAACGATGAAAATGTACATCTTAGAAATGTTGGTATTAGAGCTACAGAAGTAGGTATAATCAGATTGTCTAGCGACAATAGAACATTCTCTTGGGCTTCTAATGATAGAAAGCTTATGACTGTTCCTTTTGATGAGAACCCATATTCTGCTTTAGCCGCTTGGTTTAAAACTGATGAAGGCATGGATGTCTTTAGCAGTATTGAAAAGCGATTAAAATAAGTGATTATTTATGATAGTTGGGTTGCCGGATAGGTGACCCAGCTTTCATAATAAAAAAAATAAAATGGCAGTAAGTGTAGATACAGTATATCAAAGAGTGTTAGCTATAGCTAATAAAGAGCAAAGAGGATATATAACACCTCAAGAGTTTAACTTATTTGCTGGTCAAGCTCAAATGAAAATGTTTGAACAATATTTTTATGACTTAAATCAATTTAAAAGGTTTCCTGGCACAAAACAAGAAGATACTGATAGAATAACTATACTTGAAGAAAAGCTATCAACGTTTTACAAATACAATATTGTAATAACTCCAACTCCTGGTGGAGCACTTAATTACAAAACAGATCTTACAGATCTATATA